ATGAAGTTGGAGGCATCGATAAACGAGAAAAAGAATTAAAAGCCGAACTAGAACAGCAATCTATGCATAGTGCATATTCCGATAAAGAATCTATGGATAAAGATTTAAATCACTTGAACGAAATATATGCAGAAAGAGATAAACTAACTGAGAGAAGAAATGAGATAACAGCTACTGATGAATATAGAAACGCATCTCACGCAAGAAAAGAAGGGAACCAACAACCAACTCAACAAGCTCCTTCCCCAACAAAAGCTCCGCCATCCACGCCATCGACTACAGCTGGAACGGGAAAAGATATCCCTAATGTTAGGAATAATGATCCAACAATTAGGATGATGGAACAAGGAAATATGTGGAGCACCCACGTTAGTTGATTACTGATATAAAAAGGAATATGTAAATGACGGATAATGCAACTCCAGTAAACGAGAAAGATGAAAATAACTCTTCTTCGCCAAAAAAAGAAAAAGAATCCAAATCTTCTGTAATTTCAGATTTAATAAGCACCATTGTTGGAGGAGCTACAGGAGCTTTTGTTGGTGGAGTAAGTAATCCATTTAGCGGAACTAGTTCTAATGCAGAATCAATATCTTCTGGAGATTCATCAATTAGTTCAGTATTAAATTCAACTCCATCTGGAGGGGATTTAGGAACATCAGGAAAAGGTGAATTTGGTGGAGATGATACACAAGAAAAATCAACAATAGAAGTATTATCAAAAATTTACAAACAATTATCTGAAACAAGTTCAACTATTCATCAAATTGCAAAAGATACAGCAACATTAGCGAAAAATCAAACACAAAAAGATATTTTCTCAGATATATCATCCGTAAATGCAAAAGCCAGACAAAATGAAAGGGCAGGAACTTCTTCTCCAGTTTACGCATCCAACCGTAAAAAGGCAGAAGAAGATTCATCAATATTAGGCAGCATAGCAGATTGGTTTACTGGCGGAAAAAAGAAACCACCAAAAACGGGTCAATCAGCAGCAGATAAACTTACGAAAAAAGGCGGTTTAGAGTCAATAAAAGACGCGTTTTCTGGGTGGGGTAAAAAAGAAGCAGAGAAAGGAACAGCTAAAAAAATAGAAAAAGCTGAAAAAAAGGGAATGTTGGATAAATTAAAAGATGCTTTTACTGGACCAAAAGCTAAGAAAATAGCTGGAGGAGCAGTAATTGGAGGCGCAGCTTTATCTTTATCTGGAGATACTCCAACATTTGACGGAAAACAATTAACGCCCAGTCAAAAAGAAAATTACCACAAAATACTTGAAGAGGCGCAAAGACAGGAATTATCTGAAGAAGAAACCGATGCAGCATTAGCATTAGCATATCATGAATCAGGGTTTAATGAAAATGCAAAAGGTAAAGTTATACAAAAAGGTATGCATAAAGGAGATAGGGCGCATGGACTTTATCAATATATGCAAAAATCTTCTGGTGGATGGGATAGAAATGATCCGCAACAAAATATAGAACACGGAATTAAAGATTTAAAGGAAAATACGCAAAAATATGGATTAAAAGGTGCATATGGAGCGCATTTTGCTGGACCAGGAGCAATAAATCCTGATGGAACTCCAAAAACGAATAAATCAGATACTCAACAAACAATAACACAATATCAAAAAAGTGTAGATAAAGTTGCACAAGATTTAAAACGCCAAAGACAACAAAATTCAAAGAATAATTCTACTAAAGAACCAGGGAAAAAAGATAACAGTATTGGAAATATTCCGCCATTAAGTGAAAATAATACTTCTTCAACTAAACCAGAGATAACTGGAAAAAATGGAAAACAAATTGCGCTTACTGGAGATACAAACAGAAATCCATATTTTGGAAAAGAAACTACTCCATACGAAGAAAATAATGCAGAAACTGCATCAGCATTTGTTCCTGCAGCATATAATCCAGACACAGAACCTGCTACAGTATTCAGTGGAGCGCAATTCCCAAATAATGAGTCAAAACCAAAAAAATCTACCCAAAATGAATTAAAACCATTAGGATATACATTATCTGATGATGAATCTGGCAAACTTGATCCTCCAAAATCTATGATAAGACAAGTAAAACTTGCAGATGGAGAAACAAAAAACTGGAAAGTTGACTTAGAAAGCGGAGAAGAAACATTAGCAACCGAAGATGATATAAATCAAGATAAACAACAAAAAGAACTAGAAAAGCAATATGACGAAAAACAGCAGTCCAGTTCATCTCTAAAACCAGAAGTTAAAACTGATCCATTAAGTTATACTGTTGAAACTCCAGGAGAAAATTCTAAAGTTACTACAACTAAAGGAAGTAGTTCTAAATCTCCAGGGGAATTTAGAACTGCCAGCGAAACTACTACAGTAACAACAACTGGAGGTGGATCTACCTTACGTGTTCAAGAACAATCTGAAGAAGAAAAAGCTAAATTAGCGAAAGAAGATGCAGATCAAAAAGAAAAAGAAAAAGCAAGAAGTTCTGCTGCATATGATCCGTTACAAGATAATGGAACAAATAATCATTCAAAATATAAATTAACAGGAAAACGCATATTAGACCATGAACCTAATGCGCAAGAAAAAGAAGTTTTAGATATTGATCAAAAAAGAGCAACATTGATGAATGAAAGAACAAACCTTGAGCGTTCTGGAGTTAATGTTGATGATAAAGAAACTATGGATAAACAATTAGAACGTTTATCTGGAATCAGCACAGAAATGAAACAATTAGATGAAAAACGTAATAATATAACTGGAAGTAAAGAATATCTAGATAATATTGAAAAACAAAAATCAGGCGGAAAACAACAATCATCTTCTAACAAAAAATCTTCAAAATCTTCTGGAGGCGGTGGATCTTCAAAACCAAAAGGAAATGATGACCCAACCTTAAAACTGATGGAAGAAGGGACAAATATAAATCATAATAGTGAATTAACAGCATAAAAAAAAAGGAGCCGAAGCTCCCTTTTTCATTTAGTCATCATCACCGACTAATTTACTAAAATAACTCATATCATCATCTTCTTCATCATCAATTACTGCTTTAGCAAATGAAGCAGTAGTTTTCTTTTCAACTACGTTTTGTACAAATACTTCATCTTCAACCTCATCAAGAGATTTTGCTGTATAATCTTCAGCAGTTTTATATTTTGATTGATTAGTTTGACCTAAAACTCTTTTTAGTCTAGCATCTAAATCTGCATAGGATTTAAAGTTTTTAGGTTCTAATAATTCTTGTAAAGAATATTGTGATTTCCAAAGTTTTTCTAATTTATCATCATCGTCAAACAACGGACCTGCGCTATCAAATTCAGCTAAATCATAATTTTGATAACCATCAACTTTACGAATTTTTAATTTGAAGTTTGCACCAGACCAGAAATCAAATGGATCGATTGGTTTATCATCTTCGAACTGAGGATTCATGGCTTGAGTAATTTTTTCAAAAATTTTCTTACCATAAACATATTTAAATACTTTTCCTTCATGTTCAGGATGTTTTGTATCTTTAACAATATAAATGTTAGAGACATAATGCAATCGACGTTTTTGCTTACGTGCTTGCTCTTTGTTAGCCTCAATTCCTGATTCCCATAGTTCGCTATTATATTTTCCTAACGGATCGTCAAGACCGATTGACGTTAAAGATTTCTCGATATACCAACCACCTGGACCTTGAAAGCCATGATCATAGTATTTTGCCCATGGAAGACCATCTGATTCCGCATCTTTTGGAGATGTTGGAAGAAAGCGAATGACCGCATAACCATTACCGGATTTGTCTAACTCACATTTCCAGTATTCATCTGCATCGCTATTTTGATTACCGCCAGCCATTTGCTCAACAGCTTTAGCCATTTTTTCTAAGTTTGAGCCTGATGATTTTTTTAATTTAGAAAAGTCCATATATAAACACCTTATTAACAATTAATTTAAACAATGTATTAACAACTTAACACAACTTATTTCACTCAGTAAATTCTTTAACTGTATTAATAAACGTCTTTTTGAATTTACTTTTATCATACTCTAAAAACGACCTATATTTAAACAATTTAAGTTTAACTTTTGGCCAAACAAATTCATCTTTAATATTTACTTCCCATTTAGGTAGAAAATGTAAAAACTCATTCATAATTAATATAGTTTCCGGAGAAACTTCATTTCGTAATAACTTCGTTAACAATAACGGAAGGTCATCACTATTTGATTTGAATAACAATTTATGATTTTCTTCACCAAAAATTGATATTAACTCACCTTCAAATACATAAGATAATGATTGACATTTCGTATTAAACCTTACGAAATTTTCATATGCTTCCTGCGATAACAAGTCTTGAACCCATACGTTTTCGTTTTGCAAAAAATTAGCGATAAAGAATTTTTTAAGATCCTCATCGCTAAATTTCTTTGCAAGTTTTTCATACACATATTTATGTGAATTTTTATCAAACTGCGCAGGAGTATATTTTACTTTTCCTTTATACTTATTGAAATCATAATCTGTTGTAAAATGTAGTTTTAAGGCTCGATATAAGCAACAAGCTGTATATCCTGACATTTTGTTTCACCTACTCAATAATTATACTATACTACTTTTAAAAAGTCAAGCGCGGAGATGAATTTTTTATCAACCTCAGCCCAATAGCTTCTTCTTCCATTTTAGATTTAAGAGCTGGAGATATCAGCGATATAATCGAATCAACTTCCAATTCCTTTTCCGAGCAGTACGATACAATTGCATCTAGATACTCTAGTTTACTCGATTTTACTTTATCAAAAATAATATTCGAGAATTTATGCATTTCTTCAAAGTTTTCCATTAAGCAATCTTCTTTGTATAAAAGTTAGTTTTACCTAGTTTTGACACTAGCTTATAATTACCTCGGCCAAACCCTCTTCTACAGTTAATACTTCTGAAGAATAATACATTTGAACCAAAGTCTGGAAGAGAAACCTTGTTGTTTAGAATATCATTAGATAGCTCTAAACTATTTTTCCACTCAGTACTACCCCATTTAATTTTGGGTCGGGTACACACCCATGAAAATTGACAGACTTTTCTCCCTTTACGAGTAGTAATTTCATTAACTACTGAACATATTGTTTTGGGAAAATGTTTATCTGATTTTCGATTTAAGACAACTTTAGCTACACCTTTTTTACCAGATAAAGGTTCTCCTCTGGTCTCATTATAAATTACTTTAGCCAAGCACGTTTTTTCTGATTCGTCTATTAACGATTCTGCGAAACTCGCTTTAGATATTATTATTAGAATAGCAAGAATTATCGCCTTTTTCGTAATTGAATACATCTTTGTTTTTCTCCTTAAAAAGCATCCAATACAGACCCAGCGAATACTTTTAATTATGAAATTAGGACTTTTTCTTTTCCTGAAAAGCTACTAATTTTGTTAAAAATTTCAAAACTTAATGATATAGAAGTATTTATAACCCCCATTTATTAGGTTTATCACATAAAATAGAAACTCCCAAATACCAAATGTCATTAAAGAACTTATGTA